ACCGGCTTCTCGGGGTTGTATGACAGCGCGTCATTGATCATGCTGACGCCTTCATCGATGCTGTCGCCCGGTGTCGCCGTGAAGAGCATGCCGAGGTCGGCCATCTCGTCGATGAGGGTCGTTGGGGATTCCTTGCCGAGCGTGCGGGCGTTGCCGTAGCGCGAATCCATCCAGCGCTCAAAGATTTCCTCGCCGCCTTCGACGCGGAGGATTTCGTCTTTGTAGCGTTCAAGGCCAAAGCCGAAGTCTTGCTGCGCGGGTCCGGGCTTGCCGTCGAGCTTCTTGCCGTCCGGTAGCGCCCACTCGCCGGCATAACCGATGCCCTCGATGTATGACGTTTGGTCTGGCCACTCGCGGTAGACCACAATGCGGCCGGCGGTGTCATGCACCGTCCAGATCATCGCCCAGTTTTTGCCAGACGCCGGATCGACCCAATGGTAGCGGGTGCCTTGCGGGACATCCGAGGCGCGGATGACGTGGACTTTGGGATTGAACAGGGGGAAGCGGCCGGAGATGGCTTTGGTCGGCACGCCGTAGGCTCGGCAGAGGATTTTTTCTTTGGTCTCGCTCTGCAGCTCCTTTTTCATCCGCGACCAGCCGGCCCAGGGATTGGACTGCGTGTGGAAGTAAAGAATCGGGCGCCCCTTGGGATTGATCTGCTCGATGGGCACTTTGTCGTAGCCGGAGATTTCGCCCTTGTCGTTTTTGAGCGGGAGCAGCTCGGCGTCCGTATCGGTGATGGTCTTGGCGCCAGATAAGTAGTCGGCCACAGTCGGCGACCAGCCTTCCACCGGCGTGAATGTCACGGCGAGCTTGCCGTTGCGGTCAACCAACCGAAAACGGAGGGTTTCGAGGACATCAAGCGGCACCAGCTCGTCCGCCCAGGCAAAATCGATCTCGCCGCCCTCGAGCGTGGACGGATCTTGCGCGTAGTTGCGGAAAATGCAGATCGATTGGTTCGGTGCAACGAATTTTGCCTCAGTAAAGCCACCTTTGACGCTGTAGGTGATGTTTGTGACTTGTCCCTTGCGCGCATTGCGCCATTCCGGCGGCATATATTTCCATACGCGGGGCTGCATTAGCTCAATAGAATTGGGCGCGGTAGTCTGGAACAGCCACACAACGGCTCCGGGCTTGCCATACATGGTTTTAATGGCTTCTTTCGCCGCCCATTCCGTCTTTCCCGAGCGGTTGCCGCCGAGCACCAAGATCTCGCGGTGCTTTTCCAGCAATTCGGACGCGCGCTTCCAGATCGGCGGGATGTAGCCATAGCGGAACGGGTCTGATGCCTCGCGGGCGATCAGTTCTTCGCGTGTTTTGAGATATTTCCAGCCTTCGTCCGGTCCCAGCTTCTCCAGCAGGTCGAGATCGACCTGCATGACAGGGTGCGGCGACGGCTTAAACCGTGTCTGATGTTCGTTCACTCACTCCACTGCGCCGACTCCGCGGCGCTCCTCTCCTAAAATGTAAATGGGCGCCGGCTGGTTGGCGCGCGGCCCCTCCCAGAGCCGATGTTGTTTATGCCGAGCCGGCGCCCAAAATGTCCAAAGTCGGATTCTCTGCGCAGGCGAGCTGGTCGATGCGCGCGGTCAGCCACCGGCCGCCATTCTCGCGGCAGACAGTGACGTAATCGTTCTCAAGGCCGCCCTGTGCGACAACGTAGAGGACTCGGCAGATGCCGATGCCGTCTACTTCGACGCGGAAGTTGTGGGGCGGCCAGGAGATCATATGAAAAAACGAGACAGGGCCACCGGCATTTCAGTGCCCAGACGCACATTGGAGCCAGTGCTGGTTAGCGTTCCCTGTCTGTTGACCGCTTCGCCTATCTTGCGAAAAGCCCCATAGGCTTTTGTCGGCGAGGCGGCACCTTTGTTTTGCCGGGGACGGTGCGGCCGCACCTTTTCAGCACGCGGGTTGCCAATCTTGCGGCTCCAGTGGGACATGGATTTTAGCTCCATGCAGGCGGATAAACCGTGGATGCCTCCCGAGATCGATGTGGCGGGTCGAAGCCCTGCTTCACTGCCGCTCATCCGTGTAACCATGCTGCCCGGACAAAGAATGTGCAGGCGCCCCACTGCGTCTCGCTCGGTGGAGCTGGGCATCCCGGAGATGGTCCGCGGCGTCACACCACATGAACGCCGGCGAGAACCCGCTTGAGCCTGCAACTTGAAAGTCATTTGGATTTGCGCTTGCGCGCGGCGAAGGCGGCGGCGAGGGCGGGCAAATTATTGCTGGCGCGGTCGCGGCCGACTTCGTTGAAAAGTTTGATGGCCTGCTTGAGCTTGGCCTTGATCTCTGGCGTGTCGGTCGGGTGACTCGTTAGGTCGTACATGTCGCGGGGCTTAGTCATAAGTGGTTACCCTCCATAGCCCGATTTGAGCCACCGCATAGCCCAACCAAATCAGACTATGCCAGTAGCGGTGCTGGATGAGGCCGAGGTCGATGGCGACGGCGAAGTAGATGAAGCCGACCAAGGCGATGAGGACGCTGGAGGTCATCGCTTGTTAAGCGCCTCTTTTAAGTCATGTCGAGTGTAGTGCAGGTCGGCCAACAGCACCTCGTTGGATTCGCTCATTTCGTTGGCGATCCTTCTGGCCTCGCGCAGCTCCTGCTCAAGGCGCTCAATGTGCGCACACGCTGCGTCGATAGCTTCGCCGGCTTTGCGAGCGTCCGGCTGCTCAAGGTCTTCATCTCCGCGGCGCCAGCGGTTGAAGGCGCGGAGGAACGTGATGATTTCCGCCGTAGTGGTCATCGGCGCGCTTTGGCGGTCTTCGCGGATGCGCGGAAGGCTTTGGCGGTCGGAGCGCCGGCGGAACCGGGCTTGCGCATGCGTTCACCGCTTCCGGCGGCGATGCGGGCTTTTTTAGCGTGGATGTTTGCGTATAGTCCTTTTTTCATGGTTTGTTTTTTCTGATGGCCTCTCGGAAAAGGTATTGGATCAAGTAAGCGCCGGTTTCCTCGTCGCTGCTGGTGATGTGCTTTAGGAAATCCTGCACAACGTGATACAGCTCATGGACGAGCGAGCCAGTGTCCGCGGCGTCTTCAATCCAGACGACCGCTTGGCTGCCCAAGCACATCGCCCAGGCGGCGTCTGAGTCGTCGGGCTGGTTGTCTGGGTCTTTGGGGTCGAGCTGGAGAATGTTCGCACACCGCCGGATCGCCGATGACTGCGGGGTTCCGCAATAGAACTCCACAACCAGACCGAAGGTCTGTTCTCGGACGACGAACCGGCGGGTGCGTTTCATTTAGGCGGCTTTCTTGAGCCGCAGGTTCGCGTAGTGGAGCGCGAGGCGTGCCTTGAAGTTTTCCCACAGGGGTTCTGCGGAAAAGATCCACGACACCTCAAAGTCATCCGGTGACTCTTTGCCGATGCGCACGATCCCGCGGCGCTGGACTTTCATGTCCGGGCGGTTCTCGTTCCAGAGTTGCTCGTAGCCGGCCAACTGGATCTTGTGCGCGCCGACAATGGCCTTGGACGTTTGCCAGTCGAGCAGCACAATCTTGCCGTCACGGTCGCGGGACGGTGCGTCGATGGTGCCGCCGAAGAGATACTCCTCGGAGACAAGCTGCACCTCCGGTTCGATGACAGTTAAGCCTTCGTCATCCCACCACCGCTTGAAGTTGTTGAAGGCGATGGTGGCTTTCTCGATATCCGCAGAGCTGAACTCGGAGAGGTCGGCAACGTGGTTGTGGAGAAAACACTCAATGAGGAAGTGGGCGATGGTCCCGATGTCGGCGGCCTTGTCGCGCACCTTGCGGTAATCCTGGCCCTCCATGCCGAGCTTCCACGCCCAGTGGATGAGGCCGCTTGAGTCCTCGCCGATTTTGGCGATGGTGCTGGCGCCGGGAACGTCGGTGCCGTCTTTAAGCGGATACTTCTGGTGTGCGCGGGTCTTTTCGAGGCGTACGATTTTGCGTCCGTCCTCGGTGAAGCGATCCGGCTCGGCGGGCTTGGCGGCCCTGGCCGAAGGGAGGCGGCGTTTTGCCGCCCCCCTTTTGACTGTGGTGTTTTTGGCTGGCATGGGGGTTACCAGCTAATCTCTTCGTCGTCCGTTCCGGTCTTGCGCGACTCGGGCTTGGCCTCGCTCACGTCGAAGCCGTAGGACACGGCATTGCCACCGTCGCCCCAGGTGACGAGGTCGTGGATCATGACCGCCTTCGGCTGCAGGGTGATGCCGGCGCCGAGCGTGGCCGTGTACCAGCAATACGGAACGACCGCGACTTGGATCTTGCTGCCGCCGCCTACGTTGTCGGTGACAATGTCGCCGGAGGCGTTGAAGAGCTTCGGCGCGCGGCTGTAGGTCTCGCCGTCTTTACTTTTGCCCATGGCTTTGACTTTGAGCTTCAACTGGACAAGGCCGTCGTTGTCTTCCCAGGGCGCGGCGTGGAGCTTGAGCTTGTCTTTCTTCAGCTCGGCTTTCTTCTCGGCAACAAACGCGGAGAAAAGTTCCTCGGCCTGTTTGAGGAACGGTTCGGCTTCCTCGGCGGTCAGCTCGAGGTTCACTTTGTAGACTCCCACGTCGTCGAACTTGGTGTCGGGACGGTTGAGGTGAGGATAGCGGGCGACGCCCACGGGTGTGGTTAGGGTTTTGTTTGGCATGTTATGTGGTTGGTTGTGGTTGTGTTTTTGGTTGGATAGGAAAGTCGGAGTGACGCATAAGCGTGCAAAATTCGTTGAACGGAAGCGTGACGAGCATTTCACTGTGGTCTCGGCGGTGGATGACGGCGCACAGGTCGGTGCCGGCGTCGCGGCGGGCCTGCGCGATGGCGGCGTCCAGGTCGAAGCGGGCGCGGCCGTGGCGCTTGCACTCGAAATGCCATCCGGGCAAGCAGGGCACGACAACATCAGGAGCCGAAATTCCCCACGATCCTTGGCTCACTTGCGCGCCCCGCTTGGCCGGAAATCCTTCGGCGGTCAATGCCTTGGCGACTTCGCGCTCAAAGCTGGCGCCTTTCTGGCGGGAGTTGATCATTCGTTGAGCGCCTCCCAAAGTTGTTTATCCGGAGCGTAAACGCCGCTAGGTTCGTCGGTGAGGCGCGGGGCCGGGATGATGTTGGTGGGCGTGCTGGCGCTCTGGAAGCGGGTGAGCGAGGGCCGCCAAGTGAGGTTGATGACGCCGTTGCGACCGCTGCGGTGTTTGGCCACGTCGAGGACGGCATTCTGCGGGTCGGGTTCGTTCTCGCCGGATTCGCGGCAGACGTAGTAGGCAGGGCGATGCACCAGGCAGACGATGTCGGCGTCGGCTTCGATCTGGCCGGAGTCGCGGAGGTCGCTCATGCGGGGCTGATGCTCGGCGCGGTCTTCGGCCTTCCTGTTAAGCTGCGCGGCGGCGATGACCGGGATGCCAAGTTCCATGGCCATGCTCTTGAGGCCGCGGGAGACAAAGCCGACTTCGTTCTCGCGGCTCTGGGCGTTGGCGTGGCTGACGAGCTGGAGGTAGTCAACGAAGATGCACTTCACGCCCCAGCGGCGGACGGCGAGGCGGGCGCGTCCGCGGATGTCGAGGAGGCTCAAGCCGCCGCGGTCGTCAATATACATCGGCTCGCTGGCGAACTTGTCGGCGGCGTCGGCGATGCGGCGCTTGGCGGCGAAGTCCAAGAAGCCGTTGCGGATCAGCTCGGAGTTGGTGTCGGCGCGGCTGAGGACAACGCGGCTGGCCAGCTCTTGCGCGGGCATTTCGAGACTGAAGTAAAGGACGGGCACGTCGCGCTGGGCGAGGTTGTCGGCCATATTCATCATCAGCGCGCTCTTGCCCATCGCGGGTCGGCCGGCGATGACGACAAACTGTCCGCCGCGGAGGCCGCCGGTCATTTGGTCAAAGTCCTGCACGCCGGTCTTCAAACCGAGCGGAACGCGGTTGGTCATCAGATTCTCCAGCTCTTCGAGGAGGCCAGGCACGATAGCGGCGGCCGGACGCATGCTGTCGGTGGCGGTGGTGAGGCTAAGGCTGAGGACGGACTCGCCGGCTTGCTGGAGGACGCTGTCGGCGTCGGCGGCCATGTCTTGGGCTGACGCTTGCATGGCGACCGCGGCGTCAATGATGCGGCGGCGGGCGTGGAGATCCCGGAGGGTTTGCGCATGGTACTCCACGCCCGCGGGTCCGCCGGCAGACTGAGAGAGCAACTCGGTGAGGGCGCCGGCGCCGCCGACAAAGTTTAGTTTATGCGCCGCATCGATGCGCTGGGTAGTGGCGATGAGGTTGGGCGTGCCGCCTTCGCCGCGGATCTCGGCAATGGTCTCGTAGATGAGGCGGTGCGACGGCGTGAAGAAAAGATCGGCGTGGAGGCCGGCGATTTCATCGACCAAGTTCGGCTCGGCGAGGAGGCTGCCGAGCACGGCGCGCTCGGTGGCGGGTGATTGGGGAACGGTGCGTTTCATTTAGGCGTGGCCCCCATCGTTGTCGTCGTTACTAATAATCATCAGCAGGATCAGCATGAAGGCGACGAGCATCACTTGGGTCGCTATGACAAAGACGCTGCTCACTGCGCCTCTCCTTTTTCCGGCGATACAGGTCCGCGCGCCACTTGAGCCAGCTGTCGGCGGCTTCGTCCACGGCGATGATGTCTTCGGCGATGTGTGGCCATTGTTGTCGGAGGAGTCGTTTGGTTTCAGCATTCATAGGTCGCCGGTGGGTGCTGCAGTGTGGCGGCCTGCGTCATCTGTTGGCAGATGTTGGCATATGTAGGCATCGGGATCAAGGGTTTTTGGGGAGGATGGGCCATTTTTTTAGGTGGCCGAAATCGCGGGGCTCGGTGACGGAAGTCACCTTGCCGCAGATGCCGCAGGGGTCTTCGTGCCAAGTGGCGATGTGCCCGGCGGGCATGCCGCGGCCGTGGGTTTCGCCGCAGGGACGGCAGATCCAATCGGGGTAGGGCGGCGCGAAGATGCGCTCGTAGTTGGCCCGGTAGCGGTCGCCGTTGACCGGCCGCGGGGTGTCGCCTTTGCCGGCGCTCACAACTCGTAGCCCTCCGGTGAGGCGAACTCGTCCTGCGAGAACATGGGCTTGCCGCTTTCTTCGAGGAGTGGGAAGTGCCGCAGGCAGGCGGACGCGCGCCCGCGCAGCTCCTTGACCGTCCGGGGCCGCGTCGAGGGATGCAGCAGGTCGGCCAGGAACTGGCGGGTGCGGCGCAGCGCCCAGTATTGTTCGTAGCGGAGGCTCATCGGATGCCGGTCGCCTCCTCGATGGCGTCGTGGGCCTCGGAGGCAATTTCGTTGGATGGCTTGACGCAGCGCTTCAAGACGCGGATGAGGCGATTATTTGAGCGGATCAGCTCACGGACTTGCACCTCCAGGGAGGCGGTGTTGTCCGCGAAGTTGCTGCCGAAGCCAACCGAGCCGACAACCAAGTCGGGGATCATGGTTCCCATTACGCGGCCCTCCGTTGGCCGATGGCGGCGCGCCCGAAGAGCCATTCGCTGCGGCGGAAGTTGGCGCCGGTGATGAGTCCGCGCTTGGCGAGGAAGCGGTCGCAGGCTTTCTGCATGAGCAGGTGGTTGATCTGCGGGAGGCCCGGAACGCCGCGCTCAAGCTCGGTGATGCAGCCGTTTTTGAACTTCATTTGCGGACCTCCTCAAGTTCGGTGGCGAGCTGGCGGACGAGGGCGCGCAGAGCCATGATGGTGGCGATGGACTCGTCGGCGATCTGCTCGAGGTATTCCACGTTGACGTTGAAGGTGGTTTTCGGCGCTTTGCGGGCGCTCGCCTTTTTGGTGCTTTTGGCGGGTTTCATAAAGATGTGGACATTTGTACAGTATGGGCTGGGACATTGGCTGTCCTATGCCCAGAATTTGTTAGCGATTCCGCGACATCGTTGAGCAAGTCCCAGTTACCGGGCTTCCGGTGCTTATTTGGGTCGTAGCGGACGCTGACGCGGCTGCTGATGTCGTCGAAGGTCCAGAAGACAAATTGATTGAGGTCGGGTAGGTAGGCGGCCAGCACGTCGAAGTCGTGGATCTCGTAGGGGCGGGCTTTGAGTCCGCCGGTGGCGCGCTTGACGGAGACGTGGTAGGCGCCGCGGTCGAGGGTGGCGGTCTTCACCTGGACGGCGATCGGGCGGACGCCGGCGCGGGTCAACATCACGTCGGTGGTCTGGGCGTGGCCGAAGGGCGTGAAGATCTCCCAGTCGTGCACTTGGGCGCCGACAATGAAGAGGGACTCGGAGATCTCTCCTTTGCGGCAGGCGGACAAGACAGCGCCTCCGGTGATGGGGGCGTGGAGGCCGGCTTCGAGGGCGAATAGGGTGCTCATGGGTTAGGCTGCGTTTTCTTTGGCGAACTGTTCGCGCATCTCGGCGAGGGAGCGCTCGAGGGCGGTTTGTTTGGGTTGGCCTTGGGGTGGTAAGGTGACGAGCTTGGGCGCGGTGGCCGGCGGGTCGATGAAGACGCCTCGCCAGCCGTGCTTGACGCTCTTGCGTAGGGCTTCGACCGCGGCGGCTTCGTTGACGGCGGCCAAGTCATCGATGATGCGCTTGGCGGCGGTGGGCGTGAGCGGGGCTTTGATTTCGCGCCGGTGTTGGGCGAACTCGGCCCAGGCGCGGGCGAGACCTTGGCCGTGAGGCAGGGGTAAGGATGCTGGGTCGAATTTGGGAGCGGTGGCGCGTTTTGGTTTGGGTGCCGCTTTTTCCGAAATAGGTAGCGAAGGCGACGAAGTCGCCGGAGCGGGCGCGTCAGCGCCTTTATTACGTTCCTTTATGTTCCTTATTGTTGGGGTCTCATTCTGACACCACTTGGGTCTCATTCTGACACTACTTGGGTCTCTTTCTGAGACCGGTCTCATTCTGAGACCCATCTCGGCGGACACACCGGGGATCTTCCAAATCGATGCCTCGGCGCCGTCTCCAGCCAGCTTGCGGTGGCCCTTTTCGACCATGATCAGCTCGCCGCGGTCTTGCAGGCGGCGAAGGCAGCGGGCGACCGTGGCGCGGGCGAGGCGGGTCTTTTCCTCGAGCTTGCCCCATGAACCGAAGC